CCGGGCAATGGTCGTGCTGTCCTCCACTGTCACCACTTTCTCGGTGATTAACTGCTGGGGTTTGCACCCGGCTGCCAAAAGTGCTATTAGCAGTAAAATCAGTATGGCCAATGCTGTTTGTCGTTTCTTTTTCATGAGAATGTTTTTGTTTGGTTTAATTCGTCTTCGTAATAGAGTAGCGACTCCCTCTCGGCTCCAAATGCCACTACGTAGCTCCACCCGTTTTCACGTATCGAGTACCGGCAATCTAACACCACGCCCTGATCGCTCTCGGGCGTGATGTGGTAGACTTTATCGCCTATGTTGAATTTATTTTTCTTCATGTCGACATTCTTATTGCTTGTAAAAAATCTCTGTGGTACCCGGCTATCAGGCTGGCTCTGTCCAACCTGTTGATGATTTTGCGCGCGTTTACCGGATCGTCCTTGGTGCTGTTAAAATAATTCTCCAGCGACACGCCCGTGAAGTCGCCCCTTCCGGAGTGACCGCGTGTCATTCCCTCGATCATTATCCGCGCACTTATTTTTGGGTCAAGTGCCAGCTCGGGTTGTTCAAGGAGCGGGATGCCCAGCAGCTCTCCCATTCGTTTATAGTTTTCGTACCACGTCAGCTGCACGTCTCCACGTCCGTAATAAATTTCATCCGGGAGCTCGTAAGGCCTACCGCTGTACATAATTTTACGGCCGTATCGTTTGCCTTTTCCTCGGCCGTACTCCTCTACCGGTTGCATCTTCCTGTCTGTTTCGTGGTAGGAGGTGGCGAGCATGTATGCCCACCACCGGTGATCAGTTATACCGGACGCATCGAAAGCGTCCAGCTTGCTCTCTATCCCCCTCACCTGATCCGGTGACAAATGCCCCCGGAAAAGTGATAATCTTATCGTGTTGAAAAATACCTGCCTGTTCATGCGCTCTCCTTTCCGTATGTGTTTTTGGGTGGCTTCCTCAATTTGCAGTCCTCAACGAAACAAATGTTATCTTCCGCGAATCGTTTTTTTCCTACCTCCTCGTCGATGACCTTCTGCATCCCGGTGATCTTGCGGTCATTTTCTTTAACCATGTACTCGAACTTTTTTATCTTCCTATTAGCCTCCTCGAGCGAGCACTTGTATTCGTCAAGCAGTTTTGCCTGCTGCTCTATGGTCAAGTCTTTTTGTTCGATGATGTTGTTGAATGTTTCCTGTTGTTGGCTAACGTTGCCCAGTAGCTTTTCGATTACATCGCCGTACTTCGCCAATGCGTCGCCCTCTGCTGACGCTTTGTCTTGTTTTATTTTAAAAATCCACGACGCACCTCCTCCGGCCAAGAGCCCCAGTACGCCTGAAATTACTAATCCCCAGTCCATGTTATTTGTCGCTTATTTCGTGGTTAATATTACGGCTTTTCAATAACCGCCTTATCTCGCTCGTGTCGTCAGTCTCAATGAGGTAGACGTTCGATCTGGTGGGGGCGAGTACCGTCTGCAGGTATTCGCTCCCGTCGTAAAGTTTTTGAAACCTCGCCAAGCTTCCGAATCTTATGTATAATTTCATTGCTGGCCACCTCCTTCGTTATGATCCTCGAGGTCGCTTTGCACCATCCCTCTTGTCTCCCGTATCTCAACGAGGTAGTTCTCGTAATCCTCCTTGTCTGCCTCATCCTCGGAAATGCCGAGCGTGAAGCTGTTGTATCGGTTCAGGAGATCGATTTCCTCGGCTTCCGTCCTCCGGTCACGAAGAACGGCTTTCAGGATGTTCTCGGCCGTTAGTTCCCCGTAAATGCGTACGCTCTGGTACTCGAATTCTTGGGCTGGTTCCTGCTCGTCCTCTCTCGGTCGCTCTGTCTGCTTGATCCCGTAATTGTAGTAATGCGTTCCGTCGCCCACTTTCTCTATCGTGGCGGGTTGGTGGTTTGAAAATGTCTTCATATCCAGTCTTTTTTAGTTGTTGTTTAAATAGATGTTTGCTGTCGCAGTGCTTAGCCCATCCCCACCATGGGCATATTTCTTGTTTAAATTCTTTCTCCGCTGGTCGGATTTTTCGCTTCCGTATTTTAGCCACTTTCCTGCAGAAGGTCTGCTTTATCGACTTCCGGAGTAGCGTGTGCGTATGATAGAAAACGTATCCCACGAAATCTATTCCCCGGGCTTCTACCGGGAAGATTTGATAATTATCTTTGATTTGTAAATGCAGTTCCACGGCCAGATATTCCCTCATATCGGCGAGTAGGGCATGGAGGTGTTCCTTGCTATCTGAAAGAACTACTATATCGTCGGCGTAACGGTGGTAATATTTCACCCGCTTAACCTCTTTAATCCAGTGGTCGAAATAGGCGAGGTAAAGGTTAGCGAAATACTGGGATAGGTAATTCCCGATGGGTATTCCATCGGCCGAGTCTATTATCTCGTCGAGTAGTTTTAGTAAACGAGCGTCTTTTATTTTTTTCCTGATTATCCTTTTTAAAATATCGTGGTCTATGGAAGGGTAATACTTTTTGATGTCTATCTTAAGGCAGTACTTCGTTCCTTCCGGGTCGCTTCGGAGCTGTCGTTTTAACTTCCTTTCTACCGCATGAATCCCCTTGCCTTTTATGCATGAGTAGGTGTCGGCCGTGAAAATGGAGCACCATATCGGCTCTAAAATGTTCATGGCGGCGTGGTGCACTATTCGGTCGGGATAATATGGGAGCCGGTATATCTCCCGCTCCTTTGGTTCGTGTATCGTGAAAACGTCATACTGGCTGGTCTTGAAAGTGCCGGCCTTTAACTGCTCGTGAAGGTCGATAAGGTTTTGCTCTCGGTTTTCGTCGTGTTTCATAACGCCGTATGAGCGGAGCTTCCCTTTCCTGGCTTTCTGGTCTGCAAGCTGGAGATTGTCAAGTGAAATTATTTTTTCGTATAAATTCCCGTATCGTTTCATTTTATTTGCTTTGCTGGTATATCGGGAGCGTTCGATTTACTCTACTAACACCCTTTTTACTTTTGTAATTTTTTGCGACTGTTGGCAGGGTCCATGGCCGTGGTGATTAATTTGTTTCTTCCAGATAGGTGGGAGCTGATATTCGTATTCGTATTCGTGACGGGATTATTCGTATTCGAGTACGAAAGACCGGCATTCGCGCTGTTATTCGCATTACCGCCGAAATACACGCCCCGAGGCCATGCAACCGTTTTACTTCTCGTATTATTCAAAGTAATAGCGCGAACCTGCGGCGCGCATCGTGACACGTCTCGGGAAGGCTTCACGCTCTTTTATTTTCCCGAGCACGTACTTTATTTCTGATGAGTTCGTGAAGAATTTCTTGGCCTCCGACTCCGGGTCCTCCAATTCAAACTTGATTTTAACGAGGTTCCGGTTGTTTCCGAATTTCGTTTTGATGTCGTCTATGTAGTCGACGACCCAGAAGCTCAAATTGATGAGCTTCTGTTGGGTTGTCTCCTGACAATTGAAGTGCTTGTTTTTCTGATCTGGCTCGATGTTCAAGAAGGCCAGGCTTCCATCGTCTTTATTGTTCATTTTCTTGTTATGTTTTTGTACGTTAAATGTCAAATGTGGCGCGGGCGTTTACGGTAAAAAGCAAAGGCGGGAGCCGATAGACGCATACGTATACGAGACGGCGGAATTCGAAAGCGAGAACGAAAGGCCGGCACGCGCGCCGTAATACGCATTACCGCCGAAGTACACACCCCGTATGAGCTGGTTCTCTGGTGGTCTCGTGGGTTGATAGTGGTTGTCAGCGAAATAGGTGGTGGATGATCCCCCGACGGTTGCGGGCATGTTCTCTCCGAATTCTCCTACAATCATTGTTTTTATGTAGCCGCCCGTGGGTGGTAAGGTTCCCCGCTTGGCGTAATCGGCCAAGTTCTCGCTGTTGAATTTTGCAGGGTCGAGCTGTACAAAAATCTCCCCGAGGTTCCCTTCCTCTTCCGTGGTGTATCTCACCCTAATGCCGTCCGTCCAATGCCAAATGTGACCAAAGGGATTTTCAAGCCCTCGGTACGATGGCACGTCTACTGTCAGGCTGGAGCCGTATTCATCGGGCATGGTGAATGGTACAACT